CGCGGGGGAGGGCTCTGCCCGGTCCGCCCGGTTCAAAGACCTGGTGTGACCCAGGCCACATCGACGCATCGTGACCAGCCGGCGGAGGTGATCACCCATGCCCCGAGGAGGAGCACGCGCCCGTTCCGGGCCGGCCCCGACTTCGACCGAACGTAGCCACAAGGCCAAGACAGACTCCCAGGGTTGGGTGACTCTGCCGGCCGATGGTCGCGACGGGCCGGAGCCGGCCTTCCCCCTGTCCAACCCCAGCGACCGAGAGATGGACCTCTGGGCCCGCCTCTGGGGGACACCGCAGGCAGTCATGTGGGACCAGCTCCGACAGGAGTTTGAAGTGGCGTCGTATGTGCGCCTCCTGGTTCGCGCTGAGGCTCCGCGGTCCTCCGCCATCATCTGGGGCCAGGTCAAGCAACTGGCGGAGTCCCTGGGCCTTTCCGTGTCCGGCATGCAGCGTAACCGCTGGCTGGTCGGCACGGTAGACGCTGGTGAGAGCGATTCGCCCACCCAGTCCGCTGTCCCCGCTGTCGCTGACCTGAACGCCCGACTGAGGGCGGTACAGAGTGGCTGACGGTAAGTGCCTGGTCGTGTCCCTGGCGTGGATCGAGCGCCACGCTGTCGTCCCTGACGGCTTTGACCAGGGCCAGCCGTTCACGATGCTGCCCTGGCAACTCAAAGTCGCCAGCAACATGTACACGGTCAAGGACACGGCGCGCGTCGGCCAGAAGTCAACGGCCTTCGTGTACCGCCGTGCCCAGGTGATCATGCCCCAGAAGTCGGGCAAGGGCCCCTTTGCGGCGGCTGTTGTCCTCCTGGAGGCTGCCGGCCCGACCGTCTTTGACGGCTTCGCAGAGGGCGGCGAGACGTACCGCTGTGCCGACTGGGGTTGCCCCTGCGGCTGGTCGTATGCGTACGCGCCTGGCGACCCGATGGCCGTCCCCCAGCCCACTCCCCTGATCCAGCTCCTGGCCACGTCCGAGGACCAGGTGGCGAACGTGTACCGCCCGCTGGTTGCCATGATCAAGCACGGTCACCTGAAGGCCCTGATGAAGCCCCTGGAGGGCATGGTCAGGGTGGGCGACGAAGGCCGCATTGACGTCGTCACGTCGTCTGCACAGAGCCGCCTGGGCAACCCCATCACTTACGCGGTCCAGGACGAGACGGGCACGTACACAGCAACCAACAAGATGATCAAGGTTGCTGAGACGATGCGCCGCGGTCTGGCCGGCATGTCCGGCCGCTCCATGGAGACGACGAACGCCTACGACCCTTCGGAGTACTCGACAGCACAGAAGACGCTGGAGGGTACCGCGGAGGACGTCTACAGGTTCTTCCCGCAGGCCCCGCCCACGCTGTCCTACCGCAACAAGGTGGAACGGCGCAGGATCCACAAGGCCGTTTACGCGGACTGCCCGCATATCGACCTTGACGCGATCGAAGCGGAGGCCGCGGAACTCCTGGAGTCTGACCCCGGTCAGGCGGAGCGATTCTTCGGAAACCGCATCATAGCTGGTCACGGCGCCTGGGTGGAGGCATCGCACTGGCTGTCCCGCGCAAGCGAGCGTGAGAAGCCGAAGCCGTCCACGTACAAGCTGATGAAGGTCCCGCTGGTTCTTGGCTTCGACGGGTCCGACTCCGACGACTGGACCGGCATCCGCGCCGAGACGATGGATGGGTTTCAGTTCACCCCTACCTACGGCCCCAGCGACCGCCCGACGGTCTGGGATCCCGCGGAGTGGGGCGGACAGGTCCCGCGCCTGGAAGTCGACGCCGCGGTGTCAGAGCTGTTCTCGAAGTACGACGTGAAGCTGTTCTACTGCGATCCGCCGTACTGGGAAACCGAAGTGGACAAGTGGTCCGAACGCTACGGCGAACGGCGCGTGATCCGCTGGCACACGCGTAGGGCAGTGCAGATGCACGCCGCTGCGGAGCGTCTGAAGACGGACATCGTCAAGAGGGACTCTGGCTTCACGCACGACGGCTGCCCGATTACGGAGCGGCACATTTTCAACGCGCGCATGGCCGCGCGGCCCAGTGATCGATACGTCCTGGCTAAGCCGGAGTTCAAGCGAAAGATTGACCTAGCCGTGGTGAGCGTGCTTGCGCACGAAGCCGCCTGCGACGCGATCGCCTCTGGACTCATCCGCAGAAAGCCTCTCTACATGTCTGCCTAAGGAGGTGGCGCGTTGGGCACCCCCGAACAGGCACTGTCCCTGGTTCAGCGTCTCGAAGCTGAGTTGATGCGCAGGCGTCCGATGATCCAGCGGAACTCCGATTACTACCGCGGCGTACAGGCTCTGACCTTCGCGTCCGACCAGTTCCGGAAGTTCCACGGTGACCGGTACCGCAACTTCGCGGACAACTGGGTTCCGGTCGTCAGTGACTCCCCAGTGGAGCGGCTGACCGTGAACGGCATGAAGCCGTCCGGGATGACGGAGGCCGACAAGGAACTCTGGCGCGTCTGGCAGATGAACGGCCTGGACGCGGACTCCCAGTTGGGGTTCCTGGGCGCCGTGAACTCTGCGCGGTCCTTCATCCTTGTCTGGGGTAACCCTGACGACGAAGAGACGCCAGAGGTGACCTTCGAGGACGCCGCACAGTGCATCGTGGCGTACGCGCCTGGCTCCCGCCGGAAGCGTGTTGCTGCCCTGAAGTGCTGGGACGACGGCCCACGGTCCTTCGCGACCCTGTACCTGGCCGACGAAGTCTGGAAGTTCGAGCGGCCCACGATCGGGACCAGTTCGAAGACCGTCCAGGAACAGGCCAGCGATCAGGAGCTGGAAGCCTGGGTACTCCGCGACACGCTGGACGAACCCAACCCCCAGCCCAACCCGCTGGGCGTCGTCCCGATGGTGGAGTTGCCCAACAAGCCGACCCTGTCTGAGGACCCCGTCAGTGACATCACTGGCGTGATCGCCATGCAGGATGCTGTAAACCTCCTCTGGGCCCAGCTCTTTACCGCGGCTGACTACGCCTCCTTTCCCCAGCGTATCGTCCTAGGCGCCGAGATTCCCGAGATGCCCATTCTGGACAGTGAAGGGAAGATCGTCGGGTCCAAGCCTGTCAACATGGAGCGCTTTGCAGTCGACCGGGTCATGTTCTTCGAGGGCGAGAACGTCAAGGTCACGGAGTGGACAGCCGCCAATCTGGAGGCGTACACGAACGTTCTTGAAGTGGCCGTGGCCCACATCGCGGCCCAGACCCGGACGCCTCAGCACTACCTGATTGGCAAGATGGCCAACCTGTCCGGGGACGCGCTCCTGGCCGCTGAGACTGGCCTGGTCAAGCGCGTCCAGGAGAAGCAACTCTGGTTCGGCCAGGCCCTCCGGGAGGCGTTCCGCCTGATCGCCCTGGCGCAGGGTGAGGACGCGAAGGCTCTGGACATCGCCGCCGGTCAAGTCGTCTGGGCGGACGCTGAGTCCCGTTCGGACGCCCAGCTCGCGGACGCCCTGACGAAGCTGAAGCTGATCGGCTTCCCCTTCGAGTACCTGGCCCTCCGGTACGGCCTGACGCCTACCGAAGTCGCGGACCTCATGACCATGAAGGACAGGGAGCTGGCGCAGGACCCCATGGGCGCGATCACGTCCCTGATGGCGCGCGACCCTGACCAGGGGTCAGCCGCCCCGACTGAGGTGTCTGGCGGTACTGATGTCCCTGAACCCGCTGTCGCGTAGGCATCAACAGAAGCGCGCGGCCCTCGCGGAGGCCACGGCCCGGAGCGTCCTGGCCGAATGGGCGAAGGTGAGCCCTGAAGCCGTGGCACGTGACTGGGCCAGGCTCCTCCCGCGCGTGACCGCGTACGTCCAGGCCGGCCAGCTCCACGCGGCGGAGGGCACCCAGACCTTCATGAAGGAACTACTGGGGCCCGACGCTGAAGCGGCCCTGGTCGTACCGGAACAGTTCGCATCCCAGACGCCCGACGGTCGCAACCTGATGGGTGTCCTGGCCCGCGCCATCCCGACTTCGATCCGTTCCCGCTCCGCCGGCCTGTCCCCGCGTGCCGCAATGGCAAGGGGCGCGGCCTTCCTGGACATGGTGGTTCGGACGGTAGTCGCTGATACGGGTCGTCAGGCGGATCAGGCCGCAATGGTCGGGACTGTCCAGGTGACTTCGTACGTGCGCGTTGTGGAACTACCCGCGTGCTCCCGCTGCATCATCCTCGCCGGCCGCGAATACAGCGTGTCCCAGGGCTTCCTACGGCATCCGCGCTGCGATTGCACCATGGAGCCGGTTGTGAAGCGCCGGAAGGCGCCCGTCCTGACGCGGAGACATCTTCGGCCGTATGACTCCTGACCAGCGTCGGAAGACGTTCGGTGAGGCCGGCGTGAAGGCGATTGAGGACGGCTCCCGTATCTCGACTGTCGTGAACGCCCGTAAGTCCATGGACCGTGTCGAGATGTTCGGCAAGACGGTCCAGGTCACGCATATCGGGACTGGGTCGCGCAAGAAACCGCGGCGGCCTCCCCGCCTCATGCCGGAGGAGATCTACCGGCTGGCTGAGTCGCGAGAGCACGCGATCCGACTTCTCTACAAGAACGGCTTTCTCCGGTAGCGCGCAACGCGCACCGCTCCCCTTTCATCCTCTGGCCCACGCGCAACGCGTCGGGTCTCCCCTGCCTGCCCCCGCAACGGAGGTTTCACCATGCCCGAAGGCGTTGACGAGACGACCCCCCAGACTCCCCCGACTGGTGAGGAGACTGTCACTCCCCCGACCGGGGATGCGGTCCCCCAGGCCGGCACTGGCGAGGCCCCGGACGCCAGCACCGCGGAGGGCACGGACGACCTGGGTGACGCCGGTAAGCGTGCCCTGGACTCCATGAAGGGCAAGTGGCACGCGGAGCGCGACAAGCGTCGTGCGCTGGAGGCCCAACTGGCGGAGCGCGAGGCCCCGAAGCCTGCGGAGGGCGCCCAGCCTGATGCGGACGCCATCCGTCGCGAGGCAGCACGCGAGGCAACGGAGAAGGCCAACGCGCGCATCCTCCGTTCGGAGATCAAGGCGGCTGCCGCGGGCAAGCTGGTCGATCCGAAGGACGCCCTGGTCTACCTGAAGGACCAGATGGCCTCCTTCGAAGTGGACGAGAACGGCGACGTGGATCCGGAAGAGATCTCCGCCGCGATCCAGGAACTTCTGACCCTGAAGCCGTACCTGGCCGCCTCAGGCCGGCCGCGATTCCAGGGGACTGGCGACGGTGGCGCAGCGCGCAAGCCGTCTGGGCCGGCCCAGCTCACGCGTGCGGACCTGAAGGGCATGACGGACGAACAGATCCACAAGGCGAAGGCCGAAGGCCGCCTGAACACGTTGCTTGGCATCGGCAAGTAACGCACCCCCCCCCTTACCCGTTGAACGGAGGCCGTAATGGCCGTTGACACTTTCATCCCCGAAGTCTGGTCTGCGGACCTGATGGTGGCGCTTCGCGGCGCCCAGGTCTTCGGCCAGCTCGGCGTCATCAACCGGGACTACGAGGGCGACGTCTCGCAGGCCGGAGACACCGTCCACATCGGTTCGCTGTCGCGCCCGACCATCAGCACGTACACGAAGAACAGCACTTCGATCGATCCGCAGACGCTGACCACCACGGATCAGACGCTTCTCATCGACCAGTCGAAGTACTTCGCCTTCGAAGTGGACGACGTCGACAAGCGCCAGGCCCGTGACGGTGGCCGCCTCCTGAACCAGGCCGCGGACGAGGCCGCGTTCGGCGTCGCTGACGTCGTGGACCTCTTCCTGGCCGGCCTGATCACGACCAGCGCGGGCAACGTCCTGACCGCTGGCGACGCTACGACCCCGGACGCCGCGTACAAGATCATCCTTGCTCTGAAGCTGAAGCTGGACAAGGCCAAGGTGCCGACCGCCGGCCGCTTCGTCATCGTGTCGCCGGAGTTCTACGCGCTCATCCTCCAGGACCAGCGCTTCACGGACGTCGCCCGCTACGGCGACAGCAACGCGATCCGGAACGGCGAGGTGGGCAAGGTCCTCGGCTTCGACGTCATGGTGTCGATGAACCTGCCGCAGGGTACTGCCGGCACCGCGGGCGAGGTCTCGAACTTCGTCGTTGCTGGGCACGGCATGGCCACCACGTACGCGGAGCAGATCAACAACGTGGAGGCGTACCGCCCGCAGAACTCCTTCAGCGACGCGATCAAGGGCCTTCACCTGTACGGCGCGAAGGTCGTCCGTCCGGAGGCCCTGGCCGTCATGGACGTGGACGTGACCACGGGTCTGCCCGCCTGATCCGTCGGCCTCACGGGGCCAGTTGGCTGACGCTGGCTGGCCCCCTCTCCCCCATCCCGCTTGATTCCTGAAGGAGGGCCCCGTGGCCGACGAAGTGAAGCTGGTCCCTGTCGAGATCGTGAACAACAGCGGCCAGACCATCCGCCTGATGGTGGAGGAGGACGGCGAACAGCTTGCCTACCTCCGCAGGCAGGCGAAGCGCGAGGACCTGGAGTCCGTGAAGGTCCTGTCCCTCGCGTCCCTGCGCAAGCCGGCATCGAAGTAGGGCGGTGACTCCCCATGGCCCTTGCTCCGCTGGCGACTGTCGCTGACCTGGAGGCCAGGGGCGTCACTGTTGCGGCTGAAGAGGCCGTCTTCCTGGCCGCCACCCTGGACAGTGCCTCAACTGTCGTGCGGGAGGCGGCTGGGTCCCCGATCAGTGAGGCAACCAGCACGGTGGAGCTGGAAGGCGAGACAGGCTCACGCCTGCGCCTCCCTGGTCTGCCGGTCCGCTCCGTGTCTGAGGTCCTCCTGGACGGAGTTCCGGTCACGGGCTGGCGCCTTCGCTCTGGCGCCCTCTGGCGCGAGGCCGGCTGGTCCCATGGCTGCGGTCCTTCCGCGGTGTCGGTGACGTACGTTCACGGTCTGCCGGAAGTTCCCGCGGACATCGTGGACCTTGTGTGCCGCATGGCGGGCCAGGCCCTCCTCTCCTTCCGTGAGAACGAAGACGCCCTGTCCGCGCTGGCTGACAAGCCGCTGGCCCAGGAGCGAATCGGGGACTGGTCGGCCACGTACGCGTTCGCCCCGGAGTTCTCCGTCATGGAGATCCCGGAGAAGATGCGTCGTCGGCTGGCTGCCCGCTTCGGTGGCACGATCGCCGCTGTGAGGGCCACGTGAGCCGTGTCTCTCGCCTCCTGAACTCCTCCGCGGACGTCTGGCGTTCGGCCCGTACGGCGGACGGAATGGGCGGCTGGACAGAGGGCTGGGCCCAGGTTGGCAACAAGCCTGTCCGGGCCCGCTTCTCCCAGCCCTCCGCCGCTGAACGTGCCGTGGCCGACCGCCTGGAATCCAAGATGACGCACATTGTCTACCTGGGCACTGGCTCTGACGTCCGCCGCGGTGACGAACTCCGCCGGCCTGGCCAGACCTTCCGCGTCCTGGCCGTCTACGAACCTTCCGTACCTGGCACGTATCTGCGCGCTGACTGCGAGGCATACCAGGTTTCCCAGTAAGGAGGCCGCCACATGGCTGCCCTTTCCGCTACTCGCATCGCGACTTCCGGCACGTCCCCCACCTACGTCCCGGCTTCGGCTGGCGGTGACTCTGCCCCCGTCGGTGGCGGCCTGAAGCTTCACGTATCGAACGGCTCCGGCTCCGCGGTGACCGTCACTCTGGTGACTCCGGGCACCCTGGACGGCCTGGCCATCGGTGACGCTGCCCTGGTCGTTCCGGCCGGCGGCCACGGCTTCGTGCCGCTGACCCAGATCTACCGGGACCCGATCACTGGCCGCGCGAACATCACGTACAGCGCTGTGACGTCCGTCAACGTGGCCGTCCTGTCCGACTGATGGCGTCCGGCCTCCGCGGCATGCGCACCGCTATTGCGCGCCTGCGCCTGATCCCGCGTCGCGTGAACGAAGCGCGCACGGAGGCCCTCCGCGAATGGGCCCAGGAGCTGGAGAAGACGGCTAAGGACCTGGCGCCCGTGCGTAAGGGCACCCTCCGCGACTCGATCGAAGCCAAGGTGAACGCCTCCACGGGTCGGGCCTGGGTCCAAATCGCTCCCGGTAAGGCGCGTGAGTACGCCTACTACGTGGAGAAGGGCACTTCCAAGATGCAAGATCAGCCCTTCATGGGGCCGGCCACCCAGATCCACCGACGGACTGGCGAACGCGCTATGCGTCGTGCCGCTCCTCGCCATCTGGGCAGGTGGTGACATGGCTACGGCCCTTCCCGCCCTCCAGGCCTCCGTCTACGCGAAGTTGGTCGGGCACGCGCCCCTGACTGCCCTGGTATCCGGCGTCTACGACGAAGTCCCGGAGCCAGCTCCCTACCCGTATGTGTCCTTCGGCTCCATGACGGAGTTCCCGGAGGACGCGCACGACCGGCAGGGCCTAAGCGTCACGGTCGTCATTCACGTCTGGTCGAAGTCGCCTGGCTTCGCTGAGGCGCACCGCATCTTCGCCGCGCTTGACGCTGCCCTGGACCGCGTACCGCTGACGGTCGCCGGCTGCACAGACGTCTCGATCAAGCACAGCAACCACCAGGCACTGAAGGACCCGGAGCCTGGCGTTCGGCACATCAATGCTGAGTACCGGGTCCGCCTCACCCTTGATTCCTGATCTGAGGAGGTACCCCCATGGCCGGTCTTGACGCCTTCGGGATCGCCCTGAAGCGGTCCGACATGGCAACCCCTACCGCCAGTTTCACCACCATCGGCAACGTGACCAGCGTGTCCGGCCCGGAGATCGAGCGCGAGACGTACGACGTCACCGCGCATGACTCCCTGGACGGCTGGCGGGAGTTCATCGGTGGCCTGAAGGACGGCGGAGAGGTCTCCCTGGAGGTCAACTACGACCCCCGCAAGCATGACGTCTACGTGGCCGACTTCGCTGACGTCACCCCCCGGGACTACAAGCTGACCTTCCCCGGAACCCTGGGTGAGTGGGCCCTGAAGCTGATCCTGACCGGCTTCTCCCAGGAGGCCCCCGTGGACGACAAGTTGGCCGCGGAGCTGAAGTTCAAGGTGTCCGGTAAGCCCGTCATCACTTTCGGAGCGTGATCCATGTACCTGTCTGCTGATGACATCCTGAACGCTGAGGACCTGAAGCCGGAGCCGGTTGACGTCCCGGAGTGGGGCGGCACTGTCCTGGTCAAGGGCATGTCCGGCACCGCCCGTGACCAGTTCGAAGCCGGCATGGTGGACGACAAGATGAAGGGCGTGTCTAAGGACAAGGCCCTGGAGAACTACCGCGCGCGCCTCGCCGCCGCGTGCCTGGTCGACCCCAGCGGTAAGCGTCTTTTCCAGGGCACCGCAGTGGTCAGGCGGCTGGGCGACAAGTCCGCCCAGGCCCTCACCCGTGTCGCGGAAGTGGCTTCCCGCCTCTCCGGTCTGACGGACGCGGACGTGGAGGAGCTGACGGGAAACTGATCGCCCGCCCAGAGCGACAGTTCTACTTCCGTCTCGCCAGCCATCTGGGTATGCCGGTCCGTGAACTCCTCGCCAGGACGTCCTCCCGTGAACTCACGGAGTGGATCGCCTACGAGAAAGTCACGGGCCCGCTGGACAACCGCCTTCGAACGGACATCGCCGCGGGAATCATCGCCGCGACCGTCCACAACTCCCAGGCCCCGAAGCGTAAGGCGAAGCCTTCCGACTTCCTTCCTACCTGGTTCAAGCGGCGCAAGTCCCCCGCAGAGATCTGGCAAGACGTGCTTAAGGCGAATTCCGCGCTGGGCGGGACGACCAGGCACCGTGACGATGAAGAGGCGGTGACCCCGTGAGTACCCTCGCGTCCCTGACGGTCCGTCTGGGTATCGACAACGACGAAGTCACGTCGGGCGCACGCCGTTCGATCGCGGCCATCCGGTCCATCGGAGCCTCCACGGCCGGAATGACCCAGGACGCCGACGGTAACTGGCGCTCCCTGGACGGTCGGGTCCTGTCCTCCACGCACGCCATGATGACGAACGGCCAGCGCATGCGCGACGCACTGGGCGGTGTCCGCACGGTCATGCGAAGTCTGGGCACGACAGCGTCAACGCAGATGGCCAACGGCATGCGCACCGCCGGTAAGGCTGGCGTCGCAACGCTGGGGGGCCTGACGAAGACGCTGGCCGCGACCAGCGCAGTGTCTATTGGTGCCGCTGGCGCCCTGGCTGCCGTCCCCCTGGCGGTAGTTGGCCTGGGCGTGAAAGCAGCCTCCCAGACGAAGGAGGTCCAGACGGCCTTCACGGGCCTGAAGGACCACGTCACGAAGACGATGGCCAGCCTGGCGAAGCCGATGGTTCAGCCGCTGGTCGACGCCTCCAAGCAGATCCGCGGCATCTTCGACGACCTGGCGCCGCAACTGGGCCAGCTGTTCAAGGCCGCCGCTCCGATGATCAAGCCGCTGGTCCAGGGGCTCGGGGGCCTGGTAAACGGCCTGGTCAAGGGGCTCGTCCCCGTCATGGAGCAAGCCGGCCCCCTAGTGGAGTCGCTGGGCGCGCTGTTCACGACCCTGGGCGACGGACTGGCTGGGTTCTCCAATGGCCTGGTCGGTGGGATCGGCGCGGTTGCCGGCGTCTTTGACGGCCTGGGCACCGTGATTGGCACCCTGCTGCCAGTTCTGGGCACGCTGATGGGGCAGATCCTGCGCGTAGCGGGCCCGATCCTGGGCAAGCTTCTGACCGGCCTGGGCCCCGTGATCCAGGCCCTGGGCGACGCCCTGATGCCTGTTATCGCTGCCCTGGGCCCTGTCCTGGACGCCCTGGTTGACGCGGTCCTGGCACTCCTCCAGGCCGTTATCCCGCTCCTTCCCGTTGTCGCTCAACTGATCGTCGCCCTTCTCCCTGCCCTGACTCCGATCCTGCTTGCTCTGGTCCCTCTCTTCCAGGCACTGGCCGAAGTCGTGGCGGCTCTGATCCCGATTCTGGTCCCGATCATCCGTCTGGTGGCGTTCCTGGCCGCCGCGCTGGGCAACGGATTGGCCCTGATCATCACGTCCATTCTGGTTCCCGCGGTGAGGGCAATCGCTGCCCTCCTCCGTGGAGACTTCGGTGGGGCCCTGGACTACGCGAAGCAAGCACTGTCCGGCGCCGCTGCGTTCGTAAAGCTGATCTTCGTCAAGTTGCCTGCGGCCCTCCTCGCCGCGCTGGCTCCTCTGGGTCCTGCACTCTGGGCCATGACGAAGGCCGCCGGCCAGCGGATGATCGTCGCTATCCGGGCGAAGGCCGGAGAGTTCGTCTCGTACATGAAGACGCTGCCTGGGAAGGCGAAGTCCGCCCTGTCCGGGATTGGCGGCATCCTGGTGTCCGCCGGTAAGTCCCTGATCGCAGGCTTCATCCGCGGCATTGCGTCCCAGTTCAGCGCCGTCAAGTCCAAGCTGTCCAGCCTGACCAGTGCCCTGCCGGACTGGAAGGGGCCGGCCAACCTGGACCGGAAGATCCTGACTCCCGCTGGCCGCATGGTCATCAGCGGCTTTCAGAAGGGCATCGACGCCCAGGCGCCCCTGTTGAGGCGTCAGCTTCAGGGCCTGACGTCGGACCTTCCCGGCATGGCCATGGACGTGTCCCCGAAGGGCGTCATGTCCGCTGCCCTGTCCCAGGGCCAGACGGTCACCTTCGACGTCACGGGCGCGGACGAAGACATGAAGCGGCTGATCCGCCGCATCGTCAGCAATGACGGTCGGGGCGACGTGCAAACAGCCTTTGGCCGACGATAAGAAAGGGGGTCAGCGGTGGCACTCTTCCCGCTGGACATCCGCACTGAACTTAAGCTGGGCGCCACCTGGATGGACATCAGCTCCGATGTCCTCCAGCGTGACGTCAAGAACATCACGCGCGGTGTCCGTGACCAGGGTTCAACCGCGGACCCCGCATCACTGTCCCTCACTCTCAACAACAGGTCTGGCAAATACTCCGTCCGCAACGCGGAGTCCCCGCTGTACGGCCTGATCGGACGCAACACCCAGGTCCGCCTCTCCGTCCCCACCACGGGCGACAGTTACCTGAACCTGGACGGCCTGGCGGGCAACTTCGCGTCGACTCCTGACGTCGCTGCCCTGAACATCACGGGTGACCTTGACGTTCGGATCGAGATGGCCCCCAACTGGTACGGGGCCGAAAACCAGGTCGTGATTGGCAAGTGGGCTCCTGGCCAAGCCAGTTGGATGGTGCAGGTCTACAACGGTACCGTTATATTCCGCTACACGACTACGGGCACGGAGCCTTCGCCCACGCTTGCCTACACGCGCCCTCTGCCCACCCTCCCCGAGCGCGCCGCACTGCGCGTCACGCTGGACGTGGACGACGGTTCGGGCAACCACGTGACCACGTTCTATTGGGCCCCGACGCTGGCCGGCCCGTGGACCCCGATCGGCAACCCTGCCCCCTACGCAGGTACGGCGCCTATGTTCGCCGGAAGTGCTCCTCTCCGCATCGGACTGGACGACTTCCGTCCCAACACCACCACTCCGCGACTTCCCATGGTCGGTCGTGTGTACCGCGCTGAGGTCCGGAGCGGCATTGACGGCACGATCGTGGCGTCCCCCGACTTCCGCGGCCTGGCCGACAGGACGACGTCGTTCACGGACTCCAGCGGCCGGAGCTGGTCCACGGTGGGCGGTGCTGAGATCCGTCACCGCGAGGACCGGTTTGTGGGAGAGATTTCCACCTGGCCCCTGAAGTGGACCGCGGATGCGTCGGACATCTGGACGTCCGTCCGTGCCGCCGGCATCCTCCACCGCCTGGGACAGGGCACGAAGGACCTGGACTCCACGCTGAGGCGCCGGATCCCGTCGGGCAAGCCGATCGCGTACTGGCCCATGGAGGATGCGTCCGACGCAACGCGCGCGTACTCCCCGATTCCTGGCGTCCAGCCGGCCTCTGTGTCTGGCGTGGAGTGGGCAGCCGCCGGGGACCTCCCGTCCAGCAACCCTCTTCCGGTCCTGGGCCAGGCGGGCAACCTGACCGCTCCCATTCCGGGCACGATGCCCTCCGGGGAGTGGCAAGTCGAATTCGTCTACAACGCTGACGACAAGGCCCCGCCGTACCCGGGCGAAGAGGCGCCGTTCATCGCTGCCAGCTCCCCGAACGGAGCCGTCCGCCGCTGGGAAATCAGCATGCAGCGCACGCGCGTACACATCCGCGGGTACAACGCTGGCGGCACAGCGCTGGTCGGCATCTACATGGGCGCCGGAGATGACATCTTCCACGGCTGGACACGCCTCCGCCTGTACGCGAAGGACCAGGGAGACGGCACCTTCATCTGGCGGATCGCCTTCCAGGATGTTGGCGGCGACGCGGGCGGTATTAGTGGAACGGTGACCGGGTCGTGTGGCCGTCTGAGTGCGGTCACCGCCAACTGGGGCCCTCTCACGGAGGGTTGGTCCATCGGCCACCTGACTGTCCTGCCGGTAGCGGGTAGCGGCCTGATGAACGGCTCGGATGACGCCTTCAGCGGCGAGTCTGCGTGGGACCGCCTGGCCCGCCTGGGCAGAGAAGAGGGACTGTCCATCGGGCGTATCCCTGGCCAGCTCCCGCCCCAGCGCGTCGGACCCCAGCGGCCCGCCAAGCTGATTGACCTCCTGGAATCCGTCGCTGACTCTGATGGCGGCTGGCTCACGGAGTCGCCCCGCCGCGTGGGCCTGACCTACCGGGACCGGTCCAGCGCGTACGGCCAGGAACCTGCCCTGACCCTCTCCTACATCGCGCCTGGCCTCTCCGATGGCCTGGAACCTGTCGACGATGACAGCGCCATCCGCAATGACATCACTGTCACCCGTGATGGCGGCTCCTCCGCCCGCGCGTATGAGGCGTCTGGCCCGCTGAGTGTCCTGCCTCCTCCGAACGGCATCGGGATCTACGACGAAGGCGTAACGCTGTCGCTGTCTGACGACACCCAGCCGGAGCCGATCGCGAACTGGCGCCTCCACCTGGGCACGTTCGATGGTGCCAGGTACCCGGTCGTCACGGTCACGCTGCACAAGACTGGCGCGGAGGGCCTTCTCCCCCAGGTCCTGGGCCTGCGTGAGGGCGACGTGATCCGCCTGACGAACCTGCCTAAGTGGCTGTCACACGCGGACGTGGACCTGATCGTCATGGGCTGGACCGAATCGCTGGAGTTGTACCGCTGGACGATCGAGTTCAACTGTCTGCCCGGCGGGCCCTGGGACACGGCGAAGGTCAATGTCGTTCACGAAGACTTCGAGGACGACAACTACGCCATCCCGCTGGCCGCCGCTGGTTCCCTCCCCTGGGTCCGGTCGACCGCGCACGCGCACACGGGCACGTCAGCGCTGAAGTCCGGCGCGATCACGAACAACCAGACCAGCGACGCGGTTCTGTCCCTCCCTGCCGGCGTGACGGAGCTGTCCTTCTGGTACTTCACGAACAGTGAGAACTTCGGGACCGGCTTCACGGGCGACTACCTGACCGTTCTGGCGGATGGTGTGGAGGTCCTCCGGGCGCAGGGCTCCACGCCGTGGACAAAGAAGACGCTGAACGTGACTGGCGTGTCCACGATCGTGTTCCGCTACCGGAAGGACAACTCCGCGGCCAGCGGTGAAGACGCTGTCTGGATTGACAACCTGCGCATGGTCTACGGCACGTACCGCGCGGCCAAGGTGCAGACGGACGGGTCCACGCTGACCGCTCCCGTTAACGCCACTGCCACGTCCCTGACGGTCGCTTCGCCGGCCGCTCCCTGGACGACCAATCCGATTGACCTTCCCATCCCGATCACGGTTGACGGTGAAGTCATGTCGGTGACGGCCATCAACGTGGACACGTCGCCGCAGATCTTCACTGTCACGCGCTCTGTGAACGGTGTCAGTAAGTCGCATCTGGCGGGGGCCTCCGTCACCTTGGCCCGCCCCGCTGTCGCGCCCTTGTAGGGGGATCCCCCTCGCACGTAAGGAGTCTCTCCCTTGACTACGCCTGTCCAGACATGGCTTCCCGGCATGGACATCACTGCCGGCCGGCTGGAGTCCATGAATCAACGCGCCTGGCTGATGGTCACGAACTACGGCGCGGACGCCAGCGGTGTCGTGAACTCCCATTCTCAGATTCAGCTGGCGCTGAACGACGCGCGTGACAGGGGTGGAGCCTGGGTCCTGGTCCCTCCGGGGACGTACCTCCTGGGCGCCACCCTGCGCATCTACGGGAACACGCGGCTGACCCTCATGCAGGGCGCGGAGTTCCAGCGCAACCACGGCGGCACGATGCTTCTGAACGGCGACCCTGGCCAGGCGTACGGCGGCTACACAGGGCACTCGAACATCATCGTGGAGGGTGGCCTTTGGAACATGCGGGGCACGACGGCCGGCATGACCAGCTCCGCTTTGTGCATGGCCTTCGGGCACGCCACGAACCTGTCCGTGACGGACCTGGAGATCCGGGACGTGCCCGGCTATCACGGGATTGAGTTCAACTCCACCAAGCACGGCACCATCCGCAACTGTCGCTTCCGCGGCTACGTGGACCCAGGAGGCAGGGACTACAGTGAGGCCGTTCAGCTTGACCTGGCGAAGTCCTCCGCTGTGTTTGGCGGCTTCGGCCCGTACGACAACACGCCTACCGAAGACGTGGCCGTGACTGGTTGCTACTTCGGCGCTTCTGGCACGGCCGGCACGACTGCCTGGCCCCGCGGCATCGGCTCACACTCTGCCACGATCCAGCGCTGGCACCGCCGCATCCGCATCTCTGACTGTGCCTTTGAAGGCGTCCTCCAGTACGGCGTGAGCGCGTACAACTGGGAGGACGTCACGATCACGGGCAACACGTTCGTCAAGTGCGGCTCTGGCGTCCGCATCCGGTCCGTGATCAAGACGGACGTTAACGACACGGTCAACGCGTCCGGAGTCCAGACGAACGAGTCCCAAACGATGCGCAACATCACTGTCACTGGCAATACCTTCCGGTACGGCCAGGCCTACGACAACGCGATCATTGCCCAGGGCGAAGTCAACACGGGCACGATCCTGAACCTGGCCATCGTCGGCAACACCATCGACGGTACGACTGGCGACCAGTCGGGCATCCGCCTGAACTACGCCTCGCGCGTCACGGTCGGGGACAACGTCGTGGCGAACGTCGCCGGCACTGCCATCAGCACGGAGAACCAGGACAACACGGTGCTGAACGGGAACGTCATCTGGGCCGCTGGCGCGCACGGAATCACGATGGTGTCCAGCGACAACTCTGACATCCTCGGCAACCACATACGCGACCCTGCGAACTCCGGGATCTTGGTCCAGGGCGGATCGGATATCCAGATCCGGGACAACTTCGTGGAAGGCGCGAACCGTGTTGCCTCCACGGCGTACGGCATCCGCGTGTCTACGGACCCCGTCGCTGTCGCGATCACGAACAACAAGTGCCGGCCTGGCAACTCCACGACGAAGGCTGTCCGCGGCCTGTCCATCTCCAGCGGTACGGGTATCCAGCGCTTCGGCAACGACTGTCGCGGAACCTGGTCCGGGTCTGGCGGCACTGGCGTGCAGGACCTGTCCACGTCTCCGTCAACGGTCGCAACTGACCTGGGCTGACCCAGCTCCCCCTCTTCCCCCTTCTCTGGCCCCCGTCCTCGGCATCGCTGCCCAGGCGGGGGCCCTCGCATGAAAGGACCCTCATGCCCACGATATGGATTCCTGGCGCGGAGCGTCTCGGCGCAGGCTCGATCGGTGGTGCGATGGACAGCCCTTCGCGTCCGGGCCGTGTCGTCTGGCACACCACTGAGTCCGGCGCCGGTAACGCGGCCTTCGACGCGGTGGGTAAGTACCTGCGCCAGATCAGCGCGGAGCCGCACGTTCTGTACGACCCGACCACGGACAGGATCGGCCAGTTCGGTCCGCTGAACAAGAGTGCCCGCGCTCTCAAGAACGACGGTTCTGTCCGCACGAACCGTACGGGCAAGGTCTGTATCCAGATCGAAGTCCTGGGCCGCGCGGCCACGCCGTTCACGGGGTACTGGAAGCCGGGCCCGAACTTCCGTGCGCTGATGGCCGCGATCCGGTCATGGGGCGTGCCGGACGTCTTCCCGATGGGCGCGCTGGCCACGAAGTACGGGGACTCTGCGGCGAAGCGGACGGAGTCCGTCTGGCTGTCCGAGGGTGGCCACTACGGTCACTCGAACGTTCCGGGCAATAACCACTGGGACCCCGGGGCCATCAGCAAGTCCGCGCTGTTCGCTGCGGCTCACGTGGCCACTCCTCCGGCTCCGTCGAAGCCGTCCACGCCTAAGCCGGTCATTGACCTCTCAAAGGTTGTGACCGCTGCCAGGACCAACCCTCCGATGGCCAAGCGGACCGTGACCTACGCAGGCGTGGCCGACGTCAAGGCCTGGCTGATAGCCGAAGGCCTCCTGGTGAAGTCCGACACGGACGGCCACTTCGGTCAGCGTGTGCTGGACGCGTACAAGGCCTGGCAGCGACGGTGCGGATACTCCGGCGCCGCGGCGGACGGTGTCCCCGGTATGACCTCCCTGCGGAAGCTGGCCGTCAAGCACGGTCGGACCGTGACCGCCTGACCGGCTAGGAGGACGACGTGGACAACGACCTGGGGTCAGTGACCATCGGCGCGCGTGAAATTTACGACGAACTGGTGGCCATGCGGGACGATGTCCGCGCCTCCAGTCAGGACCTGGCCGCGGTCACGGACACGCTGTCCGACCACGAAGCCAGACTGCGGTCAGTGGAGCGCTGGCGCTACTCCGTTCCGACCGCCCTTGTGACCGCTGTCCTGTCCGCGGCCACGACCATCACGACCGTCATTCTGAAGATGTGAGGCATTCATGGGTGAGCACAGCGCGCCGGACAACGGCGTGACCGCGAAGCTGAAGACCGTGGCCGTCTGGGTCTGGCGCAACCGCCGGAAGGTTGCTGCGGCGGCACTGGTCGCCCTTCCGCTGGCGGCCAGGTATATACCCGGCTTCCCTGCGGAAGAGGCCGTGTCGGTTCTGCGGTCCCTTCTGGGGGCCTGACGGGGGACGTCCTACCCGGCCTGGTGATGAGACATCCGCCAACCGGGGAGGACCCCTTGAAGGACATCGCACTGACCGGCCTGTCACGCAGTGGTAAGGACTCCGTCGCCGCCCGCCTGATGGAGGCGCACGGGTACGTCCGCGTCGCCTTCGCTGACAAGCTGAAGGAGGCGGCACTGAAGGCGAATCCCATCGTGCTCCGTGATGACAGCGGCGACCTGATCCGACTGTCTGAGATCGTCAACTTCGTCGGCTGGGAACATGCGAAGGACGGTTACCCGGAGGTCCGCCGTTTCCTCCAGGACTACGGTCAGACCGTCAGGGAGATCGATCCATACTTCTGGATCCAGGCTGCCACGCCGGCCGTACAGGCTGCCCGGGACGCTGGCCGTCCGATCGTGTTCACGGACGTCCGGTACCTGAACGAAGCGGAGACGCTGGCGCTCTGGGGCTTCGAAGTCGTCCGCGTCCAGCGTCCGGGCCAGGTCCCCGGGGAGCACCGCAGCGAACGCGAGTTGCTGGAGTACCAGACGGACGCAACGATCGTGAACGACGACACCCTTTCCGTCCTCGCGGTAAAGGCCGATGGCCTGACACTGCTGTGACGTAAGGGCCTGACAACTGTCAGTGAGCATGGCCAGATTGGGGTCCCTGCCGGGGGCCCCTTTCTTCGTTGTAGGCGCCACACTTGAGTCGGCACGCTAACCTGATCCCGCATTTGTTGATCACGTGATCCCAGGAGACATAGCGACCATGCCGACTAACAAGGCAGCGGCACACGAACTGTTCGCGCGCGTGAGGACGCTCCGCCTCGCCGGCCAGCCTCTCCCCGGACCAGCGTGGCGCGCTGAAGGCCCGGATCAATGAAGCGATCACGAACCTGGCCGCTGCGGCGGCGAACCTGTAGCACGTAGGCACACGCGAGGGTCGGCCCCGACGGGTCGGCCCTTTCTGTGTTTCAGCGGAGGAGCTGGGCGAGGGGCCCTCTACTAGTTTCTTTATTTTTGTTTCGTCCCAGTAATAGAAAAGATAGTAACGCTCCTCGCCTTTCAGGCCTCACCCAGCCAACTGGGACAGTTCACGAATTCCGGAGTTCGCATTCCTGGGGGACACCCTCCCCGGTCAGTGGAGAAGGCAATTACTCCGCTCCACCTGGAGGTACTCCGTGTCCAATCCCATCAGCACCGTTAAGAAGGGCGGCTCCCGTTTCTACGTAAACGAGACTCGCCCCAACGTGAACGTCCCCGGCGTCACTTCGATCGTCGGCATGCTCCCGAAACAGGACTTCCTGGGACCGTGGCAAGCCGGCATGGCCGCTGACCTGGCCATCGACTCCTTCGACTACCTGGCCCAGATGGCAGAGCGCGACCGCGCGGGGGCCCGTCGGTACATCGCTGGCGCTGCCCGCCGCTACACGGAGACCCGGTCCAAGCTGGGATCCAGGGCGCACGACGTGTTCGAGCGGATGATGAACGGTGAGGACGTCGACTACGTCCACCCTGACATCGAGAACCACGTGGAGCACTTCCGCCAGTTCCTGGTCATGGTGAACCCGGAGCTGGTCCGCGCTGAAGACGTCGCCTGGTCGTACGCGCATGAGTACGCCGGCAGCTTCGACGCCATCCTCCGCATCTGGGTGAACGTCCAGCCGGACGGGAAGCTGGTCATCACGCCTGACCGCTCCGGTACGCCGGTCCTGGTCATGGTCGACTACAAGACGTCGAAGTCCATCTACCCGGACGTCGCCCTTCAGTTGGCCGCCTACCGGTACGCGGACGTGATCATTGACCCGGAGGGCAACGAGGTCCCGATGCCGGACATCGACTCCGCCGCGGTCCTCCACATCACTGACGACCAGTGGACCTTCAAGGGCGTCCGCGCTGACCAGGAAGTCTTCGAACACTTCCTGACCCTCCGGAAGACGTTCACCTGGGTCCGCGAGACGTCGAAGGACGTCATCGGGAAGGCCCTGGTGTCCTCGAAGGCCAAGATGGTGACCGGCACCCAGCGACGGGGGAAGTGACCGTGGCTGACCCGTTCCGGCTCGAACCCATGATGAACCTGTCCGACCCTGGACCCCTCGTCATCCCTGTTCCGATGCCCCGTGAAGAGGCCCTGGCGAAGGTCACGGAGCAAGTCAACGCCCTGGCGACGAACGGTCGCGGCTTCCAGGACGGTGTCCGCTTCGCTGACAAGGTCGACGCGGTGGAGCGGCTGGCCCGCTTCCTGGCCGGCGACCAGAAGGAGGTCTGACCGTGCCCACTGAAGAGGAGATGCGAGACCCGAACTTCTGTTGGACGTGTGGCCGCAAGTGCGGTTCGCAGGCCCACCGCTGACGCTCCGTCTTGGCCCCCGCCCTGGCTTCGTGCCTGGTCGGGGGCCTTCGGCGTTTCTGGGGGACGTCCTCTCCGGACAGTGGTGACAGCACAACTCCACTGAGAGGGGTTCACGATGGACGTTGTACCGATCCCGTTCCCTGTTACCTCCGCCGCAGCTCTGGCGCTGAAGCGGACGCCCGACCAGGTGGCTCGCATGACTCGGCCTGAACGGGAGGACCGCGTCCAGCGGCTGGTCGGATACGCGCATTGGATGGTTGACCGGGCCATTGCCCAGCACTTCGACAAGCGGTCCGTGGCCGCGATTGCCGTCCTGTACTCCGGCGGTAACGACAGCACCACGCTCGCCCACATCTTCCGCCAGCGGGCCACCTGCGCCGTTCACGCGAACACGACTATCGGCGTGGAGGCCACGCGGGAGTTCGTGCGCGAGACCTGCGCCGGATGGGGTCTGCCGCTCCTGGAGAAGCGTCCGCAGGCGTCGTACCGGGACCTCGTCCTGGAGCGAGGCTTCCCAGGTCCCGGGCAGCACTTCAAGATGTACCAGCGGCTGAAGGAGCGGTGCTTGGAGCAAGCGCGCTCGGAGCTGGTTGGGAATCCCTTCAAGGAGCGGGTCCTCTTCCTTGGCGGCCGGAGGCGTAGTGAGTCGCGCCGACGTGCTGGCCTCGCAGCGTCGGACCGCAAGGGCTCCATGGTGTTCACGTCGCCACTGGTCCTCTGGACGAAGCTGGACATGAACACGTACCGGCTGATGTGCGGTGACGTGCCCGTTAACGAGGTCAGCGAACTGATCCACATGTCTGGGGAGTGCCTCTGCGGCTCCTTCGCCACGAAGGGGGAGCTGGAGGAGGTTGGCTTCTGGTTCCCGCAGGTTCGCGAGGAGATCGAAGCGCTGGAGGAGGAGCTGGCCGACCGTACGGACATCCCGGAGATCCGACGGAAGTGGGGTTGGGGCGCCTATCGCGCTGATCTGGCCGCGCTGAAGGCCCGCGGTCACTTCAAATCTGGCGCCATGTGCACGTCGTGCGACAGCCGTGCGACTGGTGGGGAGGTAATCGCGGTATAAACAAGTTCTGTCGTTTCTGTGCCATCGCTGACGATGAGTACCAGGTGTCTCGCGTCGGCTCCGTCGTCCACTTCGAGGATGCCTACCCCGTGAGTGCAGGGCACACGCTGATCATTCCTCAGCGGCACGTCGTTGATGTCTTCGAGATGGGGACGGAAGAGGTGGAGGACATGTGGTCCGCTGCCCGCGTCGTTGCTGCCTGCCTCCGACGCGATGACCCGACGGTTACCGGCTTCAACGTCGGTTTCAACGCCGGCCCTGACGCGGGTCAGACCGTTATGCATGCGCACTTGCATGTCATCCCGCGTCGCCACGGTGACACCCCCAGTCCGCGTGGCGGAGTCCGCGGTGTGATCCCTGGGCGTATGGCGTACTGACCCGTTAACTCTCCTGGCCCCCAGCCTGGCTTCGCGCCTGGCTGGGGGCCTTCGTCGTTTCAGGACACGGCCAGCGCGCCCATCGGGGGACGTCCTCTCCGGCCAGTGGTGACAACACTTCGCCACTGAGAGGGGTTCACGATGCGCGTCTACCGCGTCGCCCACACCAGCCGGACCAGCGAGTTCTCCGGGACGGCCTTTCCCGTCGGTCCGTACAACTCCGAGGACTACCAGGCCGGCACCACGAAGCGCATGGTCATCGCGCACGGCGGAGCCGAACAGAGGTACCAGCACCCGACGCCGACCGCTGACCCGTACCTGAACGGCCTGTCGTCCTGGGAGGTCTGCGGCCTGTCCTCCATGGACGCGCTCCTGGACTGGTTCGCCCAGTGGCTCCGCACGCTGGACGATGCCGGCTTCGTGATCTGGACCTACGACGTGCCTGACGCGGACGTGCGCGTGGGCCGGACTGGTGGCCAGGTCGTCTTCACGGCCTCCGAAGCGGTGCTCATCTCGAAAGAGCGCATCCCGCTGGAGGACCAGCAACTGGCCTTGTTCGCGCCGGGGGACGTCCTCCCCGGACCAGTGGTGAGGGACAGCGAAACGCCTGGTCAGCCTCTGGGGACATCCTCCCCGGACCAGTGACAGAGGGGCGTTTCCCCCAACTTCAGCCGCTTGTCTGCCACATGGAGGTACCCCAATGCTTGACATCTTCGCGACTGACCCGGCGGCGAAGGCCGCACGCGAGGAGCGGGAGGCGAAGTTCGAAGCGTCGAAGCGTCCGGCCTGGGCCTTCCAGCTCCGCTCCGGAAAGCGCTCCGGTAACCAGCCGGTCAGCCTGCGGGAGTGGCGCATCACTGCGCCGAAGCACGACACGATCAGCGCCCTGAAGGAGCTGTTCGGAGGCGTCATCACGGAGGCCCCGAACGGGGACTACGCGCTGGACACGGAGCTGGACCGCCTGGAGGTCATCATCGACGCCTCCAAGATCGAGTCCAAGCTGATCCAGTGGGCCGACGGCCTTCCGATCCATGAGTGCGACGGGTCCGTGTACCTGTCGCCGGAGGCGGACAAGGGCAAGCCGTGCGACTGCCCGAAGCTTCTGGACGAGCGGAAGGAGAAGGCCAAGCAGCGTCGGGGCCCGAAGCCGAACATCGTCCTTCCCCTCCGCTTCCCGCAGGACGAAGGCCTGGGCCTGGGCAAGTACACGGCCACCGCCTGGTCCTTCGCGGAGGACCTCCCGTACGTCATGGCCCAGCTCTCGCGCATCGACGGGGAGGCCCTCTGCGCCCTCCGCCTGGACCACATCGAGTACGAGAAGAACGGCAAGCCGCAGTCCTTCACGAAGCCGGTCCTGAACGTCATCGGCTCGTACCAGGACGCGATCGCTGGCGACCCGGAGGACTGATCGTGAACGCTCTGTGCGCAACGGCGGTCCGCCTGGCCCCTGACGACCGGATCCGCGCCCCGCTCTGGACCTGGCCGCCGCTCCTGGCGAAGGCGGTCCTGACCCAGCGCAGGCGCCGTTTCGGGATCGAAGACGAACGTATTGACCCTTCGGCCATGGAGGACGACACCGCATGACCCGTTGGTCCGGCCCCTGACAGGGTCGGGCCTTCGGGCGTGCCAAGACTCCTTCACTGAGAGGTCACGCCGATGACGTTCACGATGCCGAACGGCAAGCGCGTCCGTGCGCTTCCGCTGGGTGGTTCCGCCTTCGAGTTCACGACGTGGGACGGCCAGGGCCAGGTGATCAGCACCGTCTACCAGTCCGGCTCCTCCGCCCTCCGCACGCTGGCCGCGCTGGAGGTGAACGCCCGATGAAGCGACGTTACGTCTGGCTGTTCGGCAAGCCGTACGTCTGGTCCACGGAGGACGGAAAGCTGACCCTCCGCCCCTACGTCAGCGGCTACCAGGCCCACATGGACGCCATTCGGCGCCAGGTCATGACGATGGCAGGACGGTAGCCATTACCCTTCAGAACATCGTCCGCGCCGTAACGGCCATCCGCCTGGCCGCTGTTGCGGCTGTCCTGGTCGCCCTGGCGGCTCTGGGCCTGAGGGCCTGCGACACGGGCCCGGAGTGCCTGGACTACTCCACGCAGTGGGTTACCGGGACGCACTGGGTCAACGGCAGATCCGTCCCCTACTCCCGCACCGTGACGGTCTGCACCCGATACGCGGATTCCGCGCCCTGACCCCTTGCCTGGCCTCCTGACGGGGGTCAGGCCTTCGGGGCGCCAACACACAGACGCCCCAATCAGGGCGCCTACAGGAGGGGTTCACGATGACCTACAGCATCGGGGACAGCGTCAGCGTCCAGGAAGGCTTCACGGGGACGATCGGCTTCGGTCCGTACCGCGCTGCGAATGCCGGCCCGGACCGGTACATGGTCCAGAAGGAGGACGGCACCGCAACGTCCGTTCTGGCGACGGACCTGACCCCGCACGTGACCTACGCGGCCGGCGAGGAGGCCGAGGAGCGCGTCATGGGTCGGAAGGTCACCATCGTGGCCGGCCCCTTCGACGCGCTGTCGGGCAGGGACTACTACGTGGTCCAGTTCAAGTCGAAGGGACATCACGCCTGGGTACGCGCGACCGCCCTTCAGAAGATCAAGCCGGCCCCGAGCATGCTGGCCCAGTCGGCCATCAACACCCTGATGAGCAACATGAAGACGGCCCAGTCCATCTTCGCTTCGCCCATGCAGCGTTCGTTCCTCTACAAGGGCCGGACCTACTCCCTGGACGCTGAGTACCAGGACACCCAGGGCGACGTCTGGAAGTTCAACGGCAAGCGCTCTTCCAACGGCATGCCGCGCGTCGACTGCACCCTGTACCCGGCTCTACACGACGTCGAATTCGACTACGCCGTAACCCAGTACGGCCCCTTCTCCCGCGCGTAGCGCGCCCGACTCTGCCGCATCTGCCTGGCCTCCTGACGGGGGTCAGGCTTCGGCCGTGCCAACACCCGTTAACCACTGGAGGCACACGTGCTGCGAATCATCTTGAAGGGCTCCGCTCCGGCCCTGGGAGACATCCGGGCCATGGGACAGGGGGACACCATCGTCGTCCGCCGTGCCGCCACCCAGCGCCCCGACTGGCCCCGTTTCCAGGACGCCGTGTCTGTCGCTGCGAACCGTGGCGCCCAGGTTCACTACACGGCCCAGGCCCCGGAGCCGGCATGACCGCCTGGTCCGTACTGGTCCGCGTCCTGTCCCTGGTCGCTGTCCTCGCCGCTCTGGCCTGGGCCCTGGACCTTTTCCCCTGGCAGAGGAGGCGTTAACGATGACTTCCCCCTTCACTGAACTGGCCGCTGTCGCTGGCGGCATCGTCCTGGCCGCGGTCATCGTCGCCGTGGCCCACCTGATCCACGTTCTGGGCGGTCGCCGTGGCTAACCCTTCGAAGGCCCGCGGTACCCGCTGGGAGTCCGCCATCCGCGACTACCTGAACGGGGTCCTCGGCTACTCGCATCCGACGGACTGGCGGCTGGTCAAGCGTCAGGCCCAGGAGGGTGCGAAGGACGTCGGAGACCTCCACGCCTGGCCGTTCATCCTGGAGGCGAAGGACGTAAAGTCGCCGGCCGTGCCTACCTGGTTGCGCCAGGCCGAAGCGGAGGCCGTTAACGCAGGCTTCCCGTACGGCGTGGTGATCCACAAGGTCCGCGGGAAGGGTCCGGCCCTGGCCCGCGTGCACATCACGCAGGCAGGCATACGGCGCCTGATGGAAAACCAGGACTTCCCTCAGGACATCTTTCCGCTGAACTACACGAAGCGCGGAACCTACTGGACCTGGACCCTGGCTGAGTTCGCCCAGGTCCTGGCCGCTGTCCGCGCCGCTGGTCCGCCTGTCTGACGTCTGGCCCCTGCCCTGTCTGGGTGGGGGCCTTCGTCGTTTCAGGGGACGTCCTCCCCGGTCCAGGGATGCAAGACACGGCCACCGACAGTGAGGAGTCCCGACGTGGAGATGTCCGCGATTCTGGACCGTTTCCAGGACGTCAGCGACCAGCCGGACGGCGGCTATCTGGCCCTCTGCCCTGCGCATGACGACAGCCGTCCGTCCCTGCGGATCTGGTTTGACGAAGCCGCCCGCTGCCGCATCACGTGCCGCGCTGGGTGCGATCCGGCTTCTGTGATCAAGGCGGTTGGCCTGGGCTGGACGCACATGTTCGGCGTGACCGGGTCGGCTCGTGTCATCAGCGCCCAGCGTCCGGACCTGGTCGGGCCGGCTGAAGTGGCCGCCCTGGCGGAGTACCTGAACCTGGCCGCTGACCTCCTCCACGGCGAGAACAGCTACGACGCCAGTGTTGCGGTCGGGTACGCGGTTGACCGCTTCGGCATGACCCAGGACCTGGCAAGCAGTCTGACCCTGGGGTTCGATGACGGCTCGGTTCCGGGCCTGGCGTTCACGGACGCGGAGGGCCGGCGACGGAACTACCGCTCCCCTGGCTTCCGTCGGCATCCTCGCCTGATCGTGCCGCTGATCGGCTTCGACGGAGTGGTGCGAGGCCTCCAGGGACGCGACGTGTCCGGCAACTGCCCCGCCCGATGGATGTCCTTGACGAACCCTGACGGCATGCGCTGGGGCGCGTACGGCGTCCTTCTGGCGGCCTCGCCCACTGACACGTTCATCGTCACGGAGGGACCTGGCGACGGTCTGACCGCCGTGGCTACCGGCTACAACGCGCTCATCATCCGCGGCGCCAGCCTGGTCAACTCCCCGGAGCTGGTGGCGGAGCTGGCTGCCGGCCTGAAGGGCAAGCGCGTCGTCCTGGCCGGCGACAACGACACCGCGGGCAACGGCTTCACTCAGCGTCTGGCGGAGGGCCTGGCCGCCCATGACGTCACCGCCCAGCCCCTGGAAATCCCGTTCACGGGCGACGACTTGACCGACTGGAGGGCCCGCAACGTGGCTGACTTCCCTGCCTCCCTGACCGCTGCCGTTAACGACGCCCTGACCGCGCCTGGCCCGGACCAGCCGTCCGTCCTGCCCAACGTTGACGAAGAGGACGTGGACCCGACTCGGGACCAGGTGGACCGGATCACGGACCTGTACTACGACACGCTTCGCCAGTACGGCGCGTCCGACGTACAGGCCGCGTACCTCCTGTCCGCCTTCGCTGAGGGACAGATCAAGTACGCCCCTGGCCTGGGGTTCTTCACCTGGTCGGGTCGCGTCTGGGAGCGGAGCGACTCGAAGGTGCGCAACATGGTGCACTTCATCGGTCGTTCGCTGAACGCGGCGGCGAAGCGCAAGACGGATGAGAAGGCCCCGGACCAGAAGGAGGACCCTGGCGAGGGCCTCCGGAAGGCCGCGAAGGGGTTCACGACCCGTCGCAAGATCGATGACTGTCTGGCGGAGCTGGCGTCCATCCCGTCGGTTCACGTGAGTCCCACGGACTTCGACTCCCAGCCGGAACTCCTGTCCTTCAAGAACGGCACGGTGGACCTCCGCACGGGCAAGATCCGGGAGCACCGTAAGGAGGACCTCCTGACGTACTGCCTGGGCCTGAACTACCGGCCGGAGGCGTCGTGCCCGCGCTGGGTGTCCTTCCTGGAGGAGGTGTTCCCGAACATGCCGGAGATGCCGTCCTACTTTCAGCGTCTGGTGGGTTACGGCACGACCGGCTGCACCGCGGAACAGTGCTTCGCAGTGCTCTGGGGTCAGGGCGCCAACGGCAAGTCGGTGGCCACGGACACGCTGACGTCCATCTTCCGGGACATCACGGAGACGACCCCGTTCAGTACGTTCGAGGAGAAGTCGTCCGGCGGCATCCCGAATGACATCGCGGCCCTCCGCGGCTCCCGCTTCGTCATGGCCTCCGAAGGCGAGTCTGGCAAGCCGATGTCAGAGGCCGTCCTGAAGCGCGTCACGGGCAAGGACGAGATCTCCGCCCGCTTCCTGCGCCAGGAGTTCTTCACCTTCAAGCCGACCTTCCTTCTCATGCTGGCGACGAACTTCAAGCCGAAGTTTCGCGGCCAGGACGAAGGCCTCTGGCGACGCGTCAAGTTGATCCCGTTCACACGGTTCTTCGCGCCGGAGGAGCGGGACCACACGCTGGACCGGAAGCTTCTGGCGGAGGCCGAAGGCATCGCAGCCTGGGCCGTGAAGGGTGCAATGGAGTGGTTCCAGTACGGCCTCCAGGACCCCCAGCACATCATCGACGCGACGAAGGACTACCGGCGCACGTCGGACGCCCTGGCCGGCTTCTTTCCTGGTGTCCTGGAATTCTCCGACGGAGCGAACGAACTGACCGCCGGCCAGGCCTACCAGGCGTATACGCACTGGTGTGAGGCGGAGGGCCTCCCCGCACGTGAGCGCTGGACCAGGCGCACGTTCCTGGACGCCATGGCGGAGCGGAAGGTTCAGCGGAAGAACACGGCCAAGGGTGTTGCCCTGGTCGGCGTCCGCATCGCCGCTGATCACGCTGACGCTCCCGACGGGCCCGGCATCTTCGGGGAGTAGCGGGACCGGGGGACATCCTCTCCGGACAGTCGTGAAGCCGCTGATCCCCCGCACTTCCGACCGCCTGGCACGCACCCAGGCTCCGTGTGATCACCCAGGGCCGGACCTCTTGACGGGGGTCCGGCCTTCGCCCTGTCCAAACACGGAGAGGGGACAACATGCGCCACTTCAGCGGAAGTCTGAACGGCCAGGACTGGGACGGCTACGTGGTGGAGCGTCCGGAGGACCTGGACCCGTTCCGGGCCTGGATCCGGCGCCAGGCGGAGACCCGTACCCCGGTCGCTGTCGACACGGAGACGTGCGGACTCAAGATCTACGCCTGGGGTCCCGGCTTCCTGCGCCTCGCCCAGTTCGGCAACGAAACGGAGGCCTGGGCCCTGCCCATTGAGCACGGGCCGGAGTACGTGGAGGCCGCCGCGTGGGCCCTTCGCGTCCTTCCGGACCTGACTGGGCACAACTGGTCCGGATTCGATGCGCTTGTCAGCGACGAACACCTGGGCGTCCCGCTGGAGGTGACGTGCGCGAAGGTCACGGACACCCAGATCCTGGCGAAGCTGGTCGACCCCCGTCAGCAGATGGAAGGCGGGATTGGCTCCGGCCTGAAGGCGAACTCCGCCCGGTACATCGATCCCACGGCGCCGGACACCCAGGACGGCCTCAAAGCCGTCTTCAAGTCGCTGAAGCTGAAGATCACTGAAGGCTTCGCGAAGATCCCGCTGGACCACCCCACCTACCTGGAATACGGCCTCCTGGACGTGATCCTGACCAGCCGCCTGCGCCCCCGACTGGAGGCGACGCTGGCCAAGCTGGGCGTGCCGAAGACGCTGGCTGTTTACGAACACCGCGTGGCCCGCATCTGCGCCCAGATGGTCCGTGCCGGCCTGGTCCTGGACGAGGAGTACACGACCGGCCTTCAGTCGGACCTGGCGTACGACGCTGACCGTTACTCCGAAGTCGCCCTGGGATACGGCGTGGAGTCCGTTAACTCCGCCCGCCAGGTCTCCGCGGCCCTCCTGGACCTGGGCGAGACGCTGACGGAGAAGACGGCTTCCGGCGCGCTGAAGGTGGACAAGGCCGTCCTGATGGCGCTGGCGGACCTGGATCGCGACTGGAAGCCGATCCGCTCCCGTGAACCCAACGTTCTGGCGGACGCGGTCCTTCGCTCGAAGCGTGCCGGTAAGTGGCGCTCTGCCTACGCGGACAACTTCCTGGAAAACGTGGACGCGCAAGGGCGGATCCATCCGAACGTCCAGAGCATGCAGGCCAGGACGTTCCGCATGTCCGTGACCCAGCCGGCCGTTCAGACCCTCCCCAGCTCCGACAAGATGATCCGCCGCGCGCTTCTGGCCGACCCCGGAGAGGTCATGGTGTCGGTCGACTTCCAGGCCGTGGAACTCCGCGTGTTGGCCGCCCTGGCGGACGTCAAGCGCATGAAGGCCGCGATCGCCGCGGGCGAGGACCTCCACTCCTTCACCGCGCGCCTGGTGTTCGGTGACGGCTTCACAGACAAGGACCGGAAGGTCTCGAAGGGGATCGCCTTCGGAAAGGTCTACGGCGGTGGAGCGGCCACCGTGTCTCGCCAGACTGGCGCCCCGCTGGGAGCCGTTCAGCGCGCCATGGCGAAGTACGACCAGGTCTATCCGGAAGTCGGTCGTGCCGCGAAGGACTGGCGGATTGAGGCGTTCAACAACCACATGGTCGGCATCTCGATCACTGGACACCGCCTCCCGCTGGACCGGGACCGCTCGTACGCGATCACGAACTACCTGGTTCAGAGCACCGCACGCGACTGCCTGGGCCAGGCCCTGATCCACATGGACGAAGCCGGTCTGGTCCCGTATCTGCGGCTTCCCATCCATGACGAAGTGCTGGCCAGCGTCCCGAAGGCGGAGGCGGAGGAGATCTCCCGCGCGATCGCGAAGGCCATGACCTTCAGCCTGCGAGGCGTCCCGATCGAAGCCGACGCCGAGATTGGTAAGCGCTCCTGGGGATCACTGTACGGCGCTGATTACTGATCGGTCCTGACCGACTCGTGTTCGGCCCTGAACGCAACCGAAGCCACTTGTGTTCAGGGCCTTCACCAGATCGTTACATCAGCCGCCTCACTTGACCCGACTCAATTGAGTCGCCTACTATGACAACGCGTCCACAAACCGCGGATCGATCAACCGCGAACGGAACGACGCATTCCTTCCACCTTCATGCCCCCTGGCTTCGCCATGCCCGGGGGCCTCCCAGAGGAGACCTCCATGTCTGTCACGACCCGTCTTCACGTCATCGGCTCGCTCATCAGTGAGGAGGTCACGGACGAGACGCTGGCCGCTGCGAAGGCCGGAAACCGTGACGCTGCCGCTTCGATCCTGGCGGAGCTGGAGTCCCGCTTCAGCGCGATTGCCCGTCGCACCGTGGCCCGTACCGAAGGCGACGCCAGTGACGGCCTGCGGGACGCCTACACGGAAGACTTTCTCCAGGAGGCGCACGTGATCGCCCTGGAGTGCCTGGCCGGCTACGAAGGCGACAGCGTGGACGCCTACCGCGCGTACGCCTTCACCTACGTGGAGCGCGAGTTGGCCGCCCGTGGCCGCGACATGCTGAACGGCACGGACGACGACAGCGACGGTAAGAAGCTGTTCGCCCAGATGGTGAAGCACTTCCGCGCCGTGGACGTGAACCACTCCATGACGGCGGCGGACTATGTGAACCTTGCCGAGTCTGCCGTTCAGGACAAGGGCCTGGTCGCCACCCTGAACGGCGGTGTCTACAAGTCGCGTATTCGCATGTCGCCGGAGGCCGCCTACGCTGCCCGCCTGGCGTACCAGGGCATGATCAGCATTTTCACGCCGACCGCGGGCGAGGACGCTGAGACGACGATCGCGGACACGCTGGTGGACGCTGACACCGTGGAGTCCGCGGCTGACGCGACCCAGGCCGGCTACCGACCGGTCCAGTGGGTCATCCCGTCCCGCACGCTGGAGGCCACGCTGGTACTCCCCCGCCACGAAGGGGCCCGTACCGCGCTCCTGTTGACCGTGGACCGCTTCCGTGCCGGCACCGTGACGGAGGAGGACCTGGACCTGGTGGAGGCCCTCCCCTGCCGGAGTGCGGAGCTGGGTGCAGCCGTGGATATGCTCCGCGCCCTGTTCAACCAGCGCCAGGAGGAGCCGTCCGCGTCCAGCGCTGAGACCCAGGAGGCTGCGGCCCTGGGACGTGGCAGCGTCGCCCTGAACGCCCAGCGGGCCATCCTGGAGAAGGCCACGGAGGACGCCGTGAAACGCGCCCTTGTCCGCCGCGTGCTGGGGCTCCTGTCCCCGCGTCAGGCGTACATCATGGCGGCCACCTTCGGCTTCATGGGGAAGTTCAAGGACGACGCCCAGGTAGCGCGCGAGATGTCCAGGGCCGGCATCGCTGACATCGACGCGTCCCGTGTGCGCAAGGACCGTGACAAGGCCCGTGCTGCGTTCACGAAGAAGTGGGCTGACCTGGTGGCGAAGACGGGCAGTGAGCGCCACGCGCTGGAGGCCGCAGCGGCGAAGACGGGCGTGTCCATGGAGGACGCCCTGGCGGAGGACTGACGGGGGACGTCCTCCCCGGATACGGGACAGAGGGGGCCTGGCCTGGGCCCCCTCCAGCCGCCCCAACAAGGGCGTTTACGAGAGGACTTCCCGTGTCGGACCTGGAAGCGCTGGGCGACCCCGAACACAAGTGTGACGACTCGTGCGCGCCGTACGAGCCTCTGACCGATCGTGACCTGGAGGAGCTGGAGGAGTCGGCCCACATCGACACCCTGTATGCGGATCTGAACCTGGTCCGCGAACACGTCGCGTTGCTCCTCCTGGCGCTGGCGGAGGCGGAAGTGCAGACCGTGTCCATGGGCCCCCGCTCGATCGCGGTACTCCTGGACCTGTCCGAAACGGAGGCCCAGTGCCTCCTGGGTGCGGGACGCCAGACGCCGGACGCCATCGTGAACCATGCGATCAACGTTGCTGGCGAGGACGGCTACGTAGGCCAGGCCATGGCCGCGCTGTTCAGGCTCGAAATGCTGAACATGACCGCCGTGGACGACGAAGGCGAGTGAACGGCTTGACTCGACTCAGTTGAGTCGGCTACTTTCGGCATTCCAGCCGCCCCTACTGAGGCACCTACCTGAGAGGCGTAGACCAATGACCGCCATCCGCACTCGCCTGACCGTGGCCGCCGGCCTGGTCATCATCAGTCTGACCGTCGTAGCCTTCTGGCTGTCGTATGCGCACCTTCACGACGTCGCCGCCAGTCACGGCCTGGGTGGCTCCCCTGCCCGCGCCTGGGCCTGGCCTGCCACCCTTGACCTGTTCATCGTGGCCGGCGAGATCATGATGCTGGTGGCCGCCCTGTCGCACCGCAAGGACCTCTGGGCAATCGGCCTGACCGCGGCCGGCTCCTTCGGCTCGATCGGCCTGAACGTGTACGGAGTTGGCGCTGGCGCTCCCATGATCGAATATCTGGTGGCAGCCGCGCCCCCGTCTGCTGCACTGTTGGCCTTCGGCGCACTGATGAACCAGATCCACAAGTCCATCACTGGATCTGCACAGACCGTTGACGATCAGTCGCTGGCCGTACAGGATACATATGCGGAGGACACGTTCTCCGGGCCGCTGGGGGTGGTCCCGCACGCTGTGTCGCCGCTGAAGGACGTCCTGGCTGACGTGCAGGACGAAGAGGGGGAGGAGCCGGAGCCTGATGAAGACGAAGAGGGCGAAGACCTGGAGGTCACTCCCGTCTACGCGGCCACCGCGAAGCCGACGCTGAAGGAGATCTCCGCTGCGGTGGAGGACATCCTGAAGGAGCGTCAGCCGCTGTCTGGCAGGAACCTGGGTGAGTACTTCGGGGTCTCCGCGCGGACCGGCCGGCGGTACTTGACCATGTGGAACGAGGGCAAAGAGGCTGCCGCGTAGGTACACTTGCCACCTTGCAATCATCGGCCAGGTGACCGCCCTACGTGCCCGCCTGACCCCGGACGGGACGACGAACACCGCGTCTGGTGGCCGCCCTGTCCGCCTCCTGTCCGGACTCCTGACGTGCGACTCATGCGACGGGACCCTGATCGTCCACCATCGTCCGGCTGTCCGCCGCAAGACGGACACAGACGAGTCGTTCGCGGCCAGGCCTCCGCTGGTCGGTTACCGCTGTCCGACGCGGACGGACGGAGGGGTCTGCGCCACGACGGTCAGCGTGTCCGCGCTGCCCATTGAGGAGTACGTGACTGGCATCTACCTGTCCACCGTTGGCCACATGCCCATGTACCGGGAACGGACAGTGGTGTCCGGCCTGGAGGAGCTGGCCGCCGTGGAAGACGAGATTAAGGAGGCCCTGTCCGACATGGCCACGAACGCGGACGCGGAGACGTTCGCCCGCCTCCAGAAGCTTCAGGCGCGGTCACGTGAGCTGGCCGAGATGGACACGGACACGCGGACAGAGCTGGTCCCGACCGGCCAGACGATGGCGGAGTTCTGGGAGGGCGCCATGGTGGACGACCGTCGTGACCTCCTGGCGGACGCCTTCGAGGACCTCCGGATCCTGCCTGGCCGGCGCGGACCGAAGGGGTTCGATCCTGACCGCCTGATCCGCCGCTGGGCGGAGGAGCCGGACGCGGGCGAGGACGACGAAGAGTCGCTTCTGGAGGCCGTGGCCAAGGTGAGGCGCATGGAGGCCAATGGGGTGGACGTAGAGTCCTGGCTGGCGCCGATGTAGGCGGCCCAGGGGCCGACAGCGGGCGAGTTGTTTCTATATTTTTGTTTCGTCCCACTATCTAAAATAACTCTCTACCAGCTCCGCTCTTTGGGCCTTAACCGTTGAACTGGGACATTTCTCGGCTTCCGCAACAGCCCACATCAGGGGACCTCCTCCCCGGTCAGGTGACGTACCCGCCCGCCCGGTATGAGGAGGTCCCTTGACCGTCTATGAAACCCATTGCGCGCATTGCGGCGAAGGCTTGACCGGCCGTCAGCGTCGGACGTGCTCCCCGCGGTGCCGTAAGGCGATCCAGCGCACGTCACCTGCCCTCCGCACGTGCAAGCTGTGTGCCCAGCCCTTCAAGCCGTCCGGCCCTGGCCGCCGCACCGTCTGCCCGTACGACGACGCCGACGACTTCTGTCAGGGCCTCCAGGACGACCAGGAAGACGCACTGGCCGCCCAGGCAGCCGCGCGCGAAGAGGCCACGTGCGAGGGATGCCGCCAGCCGCTGGCTTACGCCGGCCGTGGCCGCCCGCCTCGCTTCTGTGGTCCCGCTTGCAAGACGCGCACCTACCGGAAGGCGGCCTCCGCGTGAACGTCTTGACCTCCCGTACCGTCCGCGTGCGCGTGAACAGGCGCCTGGTCCTCCTGGGCGTCCCTGCGAAGGCCTGTAGCGGTTGCCTGACCGTGAAGGCCCTGGCCGACTTCACGGAGCTGGCGTCCGGCATAGCTGGCCGTGTCTCGCGCTGCAAAGCCTGCCATCGTGCCGGCCAGGCCCGCCTTCGCCAGGATCCTGCCTACCGTGCCGCTGAACGTCGCCAGCAGCGTCCTTACGACCGTGAACGCGCCCAGACGGACTCCCGCCGCTCGTACATGCTGGGCCGTTCCCAGCTCCGCCGTGCGCTGGAGGCTGGCGCGGAGTACGACGGTCATCAGCCGGAGGACCTTCTGATCCACTGGGACGACGAAGACATGTACGCGTGCATCTGCTGCGGGGCGCCGTTCGAACACGTTGACCACAACGTTCCGCTGATCCGCGGCGGCTCCCACACGCTGGACAACCTGGTCCCCCTCTGTGAGCACTGCAATACGTCGAAGCAAGGACGCTGCCCGTACCGGTTCTACGCGGAGCGCTTCCCTGCGCTGAAGCCGTACCTGGAACCGCTCTTCGACGTTCACGAACGCCTGACGGACGCGGAGCTGGCTGCCCGCCAGGCCGGCGGAGGCGACTCAAGTGAAGCGGCTTGACTCGACTCAATTGAGCCGGCTAAATTGGAGCCCTCGCCAGGGTGGCGGGGAGGAGAGGACCCAGACATGACCCGCACAGAGATCTACAAGACGGCGAAGTCGCTGTACCTCATGGGTGTTGGTACAGGCAAGGCCGCTGCCCAGGCCGACCAGGCCGCTCTTCAGGGAGGGGAACCCATGAACCAGCCGCAACAGCCGAACCGTCCGCAGTGGCCGACCGCTCCGCAGGGGCAGCCGCAGTACCAGGGCCAGGCTCCTCAACAGCCGTACGGTCAGCCGCCGCAGTACCAGGCCCAGCCGTACCCCCAGGCGCCCCAGACGGTCGTCACGAAGCGCGGGGCGAACCATGGCCTTCACGTCTTCCTGTCGCTCATCACGTGCGGCCTCTGGGCGATCACTGGTTGGCCTATCGCCGCTGCCATGGGTCGCAAGACGAAGACGCACTACCGCTGATCGTTAACGACTGACAGGCCCCTGGTCCGCTGACTGGGGGCCTTCGTCATGCCTACCGGTCGTTACCTTCCCGTTATCAAATAGGGGACATCCTCCCCGGTCAGTAGTAGGGAAGGAAGAGCCCCTCTGGAGTGCCTCGCACTTACGACCGACACGGCTAGGCGGTATGAGCGCCAGTGGCCGGCCCCTTCCCTTCCGCGTTCCCCTGGCGTCCTCCTCTCCGCCTGGGTTGAGCGCGTGGGGCCCTGTTGCGACGCGTCAAGCGGGAGACAGGGCCCCTTCAGACTCCGCAGGACCAGCGAACACTCCCCCGATTAACCAGGCCGGCGGGCCATGACCGGAGGGGCGGAGATTGACGGCCCCTCGCCACCATGCAGGACGTAACACGTTGCCTTCGGGGCGCGCTGTCCGTCGGTGGCCAGGGGCCCGCCACGTCCCGCAGGCCCTGAGCCTGCGCTTCCGCCCTGGCGGATGACTGGTCCGTTGGACGCGGACAGGGCGGGGGCAGACGTGCCCACCTGGCTAAAGCGCGTGGGTCCGACGCGCGAGGGGTTCAAGTCCCCAGCCGCCTACGCGTGGGTTCCCCTGTCGCCCTGACATCGGGAGCGCCAGCACACCCAAAAACGCCTTCCCAGAAGCCGAATTTGGCCCCTGGAAGGCTCAAATCACGTTCCGAGGAGGCCAATTTGAGCTCGTGGACGCTGTCCTGGGTTGTCTGGCTGGCCGCCTTCGTCGTGATCGAAGGCCTGGCGCTCCTCCGCAAGCGGCCAGACGACACCCTGAGTGAGCACGTCTGGCGCTGGTTCGCTGTCGCACGCGCGACGCAACCTGACGGCCGGACACGCCTCCGTCGCTTCATGCTCCTGGCGGGCATGTCGTGGCTGTCCGTCCACTTCCTGACGGGAGGCTGGGTGTGATCCGTAGGACCTACTGGTGGAACGGTGTCCGTGAACACGTCTGGCGCCTCCGCCACACGACCTTCTGGTCCGGTAAGAGGCCGCTGGACACGCTCCACAACGTCACGAAGGTGGCGGACGAGCCGATGCACTGGCGTCGCCTGATATCACGGCCTGGCTGGTTCATCGCCTTCGTACGATACGAGCCTCGCAAGTGACCAGGCGCCGTGCCATGTCGGTATGCAGTGTGGCCGGCTGTCCCACGCTCACGCGCGGTGGACGCTGCGACGCATGCAACGCGAACGCGAGACGTTCACGACGTGGCTCCTCCCGCGCTGGCTATGACGCTGGGTGGAGACGTACCCGCCTCGCCTACCTCATGGCGCATCCGCTCTGTGAGTGTGACGAGTGCAAGGACGTGCCGGCTCCTCTTCGTCCCGCTGCCACAGAAGTTGACCATGTCGATGGCCTAGGCCCGTTGGGTCCAAGGGGTCACGACTGGTCCAACCTTCGCGCCATGACGAAGTCTCATCACTCGCGAGAGACAGCACGCAACCAACCAGGCGGATGGAACGCACGCTGACGCAGCGTGACCCCCACCCTGGGGGGTGACCCCGATGATCATGGGGGCCCTGAA